TGTCTTTAGTTTTTCAATGTGTTTATTCTTTTCTTTATCACTAAACGAATTAAACTGAATAATAACTTCATATAATTCTTTTTGAATTTTAAAGATACTTTCCATCTCTTCACGGATAATCTCAGACTGAAAAAATTTACCCATGCGTCTTCTCTGATAGTCGTTCTCGCAAATATTGTTTATATTTGACGGTATCAATATTTAGAAACGGTGCATACTTTTTTAGTTTTAAACTAATCGCTTCCCAAATAGGATCAGTCAATTTCTTATCAAGATTGTTACCAAACAGGAATATTTTGTCATATATTGTAATGGTTTCGATGCTAATATTCCCACTCAGAAAATTTTTTAAAACTGGTGGATGTTGCCTTGAAGTATCGAATAGTTCTTTTAGGTTGTATTCAGACAACAAATCTTCTGTATGTTGCTTGAACTGATAGAACAAACTCTGCTGTCTTCCTTGCCAAGAAGAATAAACACTTTCACCAGATCGAATAATCTCACCAATCCATAAAGAATTTGGATTATCACACGCTACAAAGTTAGCAATGAAAAATGACTTTATCTCATCCTCATTATACTTCCTCGACATTTTTTCAAAGAAGTATCTGTCTTTTCTTTTGTAAAAAGAATTTAAACTTGCTTTAGACTTACCACCATATCTAAAATAATCATAATTTTTCCTTGTAAAATGCTGTTTGAATGCAAGATACTGTTTATAAGTTTCAAATGGTGCCATTCCAAATTTTCACTCAGACGAAAAATTTTGCTTTGGAAGTTCTCTTCAAATAATTTAAATTAGTTGCATTACACTTGAGTTTTTCTTTCAGTGGTTTGGAAATAAGTTTTACAATCGACTCAAGTTCAATCGTATTTTGTTCACAATAAAAACAAATTGCTTCAATATAATTCATATCAGAATTATCTTTTACAATGTTTTCGATGTCATTAGTAAACTTATCTTGACATAAAAATTTACTTTTTATGACAGATTTGATTTCAGTTTTTGTAGTCATTTAGTTTGTCTTCCACAAATTTTTGAATGTATTTAACTAGTTTTTCCATGTATTGTTTTTTATCATACTCTTCGTAAACCTCAACTTCCCCGTTTTCGCAAGTCATCAAAATGACAAGTTTCTTTACTGGGATGTTAGTCATTTCGTAAAACATGCAAGCATACGCTGCTGCTTGTACAAAATAATTTTCAATCCATGCCCTTGGTTTTGGTTTCTCTGCAGTCTTGAAGTCAATGATTGCAAGTTCTGGAACACCACTTTCTCCCGTGTACTCAGCAATACAATCTACAGTACCAGCAACACCGAGATGTTTACTGTATAAAGATTTCTCAAGAGCGTAAATGTTATCTATATTTCCTAGAATTTTTTTTGCCTGAGTAAATAACATCATTGGCAAAGGATCTGTATCTAAAACGTTCTTATTCCAAAGGAAGTTTTCTATACAAGTGTGTACTTTTGTACCACGATTTGTGGAGCGTTTAGAAATACGGTTTGCTTCTTCTTCACCAATCTTCGCTCGCCATTTGACAAAAATTTCTTTGTTGTAATGCGAGGTGACCGAGGTAATAGATACCATCGGTCTACCTTCTACATCATAATATCGAACTCCATCAATTGTTTCCCGCTTAAGTGCGGGAAACTCAATATCAACATGTTGAAACATCAGAGACCCAAATTAATTTTGTTTAGAATATAACTCTTGACAAGACCAGATCTAACAATATCCTGAGGTCCAAATTCAAAAGAATCAAATTCGGGCATTGCGTGAATGATCTTCATGAAATCAAGAATTCCATGTCGCTCATTTGTTTTGACAAGATCTGACTGCGAAGCATCACCACAGAAGTGAATTTTGCAGTTCTCACCAACTCTAGTAATTATACTATCTAATTCGTGAAAATTCAAGTTCTGGCATTCGTCAACAACTACAATACAATCGTCAAGAGTAGTACCACGAATGAAAGATGTTGACCAAAACTTTATGCTTTCTTGTGTCTTGAGATTACCCCATAACATTTCAAAGTCATTGTCAGTGGGTAACTCAAACATATATTTTACCATATTCTTATAAGGAATTTGGTAAAGAGAAGATTTATCTTCATGATCTCCAGGAAGGAAACCAATTTCACGAGTTGCAACTAATGATCGTACAATTACAACTCGATTATATGGAGTCAAAGGATTAAGGACTTCTTTCAATGCAAGGTAAAGAGTAATAAATGTTTTACCCGTACCTGCTGCACCATAAACAAATAAGTTTTTATCTTCTTTATATGAATCAAAAACTTTTGTTTGATTTTCTGTAAGTGGTTCAATATCAACCATCATGTCGATATTGAAAGGTTTTTTTCTGGATATTTGTTTTGCAGACATGCCAGCGCCGACTTGAGAAGGAGTTCTTTTTTTCCTTGAGGTCATTTTAGAAGTGCGTTGTTTTTTGAGGTTTGACTTTTGATCCAGGCATTTTGCTGACTTTGTGAAGGATTTCATTCCATCCACCATCAGTTCTACTATAAACGTCACCTACAGCACTCACGGCAGAAGCAACACCAGCAGACCAATCTTTATCCCATTCGGGATTGTCTTTTCTCCACTGATCGTAATTAGCGATAGACATATCAAGTTCCTGGGTTTCCCCAGTTTCTAAATGTCTTACAGGATATATGGGCATAATTAATTCAATTCGTAAATATTTATTGTGTTGTAATAATCTTTTTATGATTATTGGTTTGTAATGCTGCACTAAACTTCAATGGTCTAGCAGTACACATGTTACATATTTGTTCAGGTTTACTAGAGTTATCACATAATTTTACCAGATCCTCATCACTACAGTCAACTGGTAATCCATCACCAATAAAAGGTTTCCAAAAATCTTCTTCTAATTGTTCAGTAACATAAAGAAGTTCTTTTAGAAATGCTGCATTAGGACATTTCCAAAGTTTACCATCAAATAGTTGTGTATTGGGACAAGAGCACAACTCATAACTTTGCTTTATATTATTATGAACATACGGGTATACTTTACCGTTAGATTGTTTGATAGAATTGAACCATCGATCTTTGCCATCATGGTGTTCTGTAACAAAAACTTTGCTACTCTTTACCTTGTTGATGTTATCAATAACCTCTGGAGTATGAACACTAACACGTAAAGACATGCCAGGATATTTTTCTAAGTCTTCTTCAATCCATTCTCGGTTTTCTTCATTAAGAAGGATGCCATTTGTATACAGATAGACTGTCTCTGTATGCTCTAGACAAGCGTGTAAGATGTCTCGGCAGCGTAGATTGAGCAATGGCTCACCACCAATGACTGAGACACGTTGTACCTCTATCCTGGGCAGGATGGTGTGGATATCTTGAATGAGTTTATCTGTATTTAATTTGCTACCAGGGGCAAAATAATTACTGAAATGATTACATCCTTTACAACTTAGATTGCATCCAATCGTTGCACTGATATCAAGAATTTTTAATTTTGGGATTGTAATAAGCAAGGTACGCAGCTCCTATAGAAGTTCCACCATCATGTGCAATTGGTTCAACATATATTTTAACATCTTTTGGTAATTGTTTGCGAAGTTTGTAGTTAACAACACAGTTTAAGAAACACCCACCAGATAATACAAGGTTCTTACAATTTGTTTTTTTGATTGCAAGATTAGCAAGTTCTAATGCACGTTCTTCCCAAAGAATTTGAATTGTATATGCAGCGTCTTCCTTTGATTTGAGTGCAAGATTACTTAGATCCACTTTATTAGATCCGTAAGATGATAATCCCATAACTTTACCAGCATCATCTCGACCAAATCCACAAAACTTAGACACATATTCAAATAGTTTTCCTATACCATTTTCAGGTGGATCCCAATATTTTTTATGCACAGTTTTCCATTGAAATCTGTTACCAGTCTTTGCATGAAAGATGGTTTCAATTTCTAGTTTATCTGCGATACTGGATCCATTACTATCAACTACAATACAAGCTGCCTCATCAAATCCAGAACTATAAAATGCTCCTGCAGCATGTGCTAGATGATGAGACTTCCTATAATCAACGTGTTTAGCATTAGGAAATGCACGTCTGAACCGTGCAATATCTCTTGCGCTAAGCATATTTTTTTCAGTTCCAAGCCAATGAGCATCAACTGTTGCAATCACATCAACATCAGATACATAATCTACAAGATCTTTGACAACATAATCAAGTTTTTTTCTTGTAATTCTTTCTGCTTCCAAATAAAAATCTACTTGCCCATCTTTGAGTAAGCAAATAGATCCATTATTGGAAAGATTTATTCCTAAGATATTCATTTGATTATAAGTTTCTGAACTTCGGGAAAATAAAGATACTTGATATCACTATTATAAAAAGTTTTCAATGCATCTTCTGGTGTCTCTACAAGTGGTTCGCCTGCAAGATTGAAAGATGTATTGAATAGAATAGGAACTCTTGTCTTTTCATAAAATGCTTCAATCAAATTATAGTAATGTTCATTCTGTTCCTTAGTTAGCGTTTGAATTCTGCAGGTTTTATCTACATGAAGAATTGCAGGAATATGTTCCCAAGCATCAAGATGTGCATCAACAGCATACATCATAAAAGGACTTTCTTCCATACCTGCCATGTCAAACCACTCATGAACATATTCCTTTAGAACTGTTCCTGCAAAAGGTCTAAATGTCTCACGTTTTTTAATTGTGTTGACATGATCTTTTCCATTTGGATCTCTAGGATCATAAAGAATAGATCTGTTCCCCAATGCTCTAGGACCAGCTTCAGATCTTCCTTGAAACAGTGCAACAATATTCTTCTCAGAAATAAGTCGTGCAACTTCACTATACGAAGTATCCTTCCCTTCAATGTGAGAAAGATTGTAAGTTGGTCCTAGGTATAATGTTTTTATGCCCACTCAAGTGCTTCAGATACCACAGGAAACTGTTCTACAAATACTTTTTTACATTCATTTGCAATATCCATATGCTCCTTCTGAGTTCCATTTGCAGAACGAAGATTGATATAATGAATCCATGACCTGACAGATCCAGTCATATAAATTTTTGTTTTTACTGCCAAAGGAAGTACAAAACGAGCACATTCTTTTGCCACTCCTTGTTCTAAAAGATAGTTGTAAGTGTCTTGTGCGTCATTGAAGAGGTCTCTAATCATCTTATTCATTACGAATACATTCTCTTCTTCAATATCATCAATAGAATTCTGACGATTTTTAGTATCTTGTCTACGAAGTTCTGGTAATGATATTTCTTCTGCTAAAAGATTTGTATCAGCATAACGTTGTGAGAACTCTTGGAATGTAAAACTTCTATGTCGGAGCACTTGAGCCGCTATACCACGGTTTGTTTCAATTTCCAAAGTCATAAAAGCGTGCTCAAACACAGACCAATGATTGTGCTTGATACAATAACGTAACAAACCTGCATAGTTTTCATTATCTTGATTTGCAGGATTAGAAACTCTGGCAATATATGCCATTGTTTTTTCTGCATCTGATGTCGCACTAATCAATCGCACTGTCATGATAACCAAATCCTTGTTTTCTTTTCTTATCAAATTTTTTTCTTGCCAGGTCTAGTATAGCACTGTCTAAGGATTTTTTCATATAAATTATTTCTGCCTCAGAATAATTCCAAGATTGCTTTAGTGCTTTTTTTATTAATCGAATTGTTTCTTTATAACGCATTGCATAAATTCTCCAATCATTTATCTCGCCAAACAATTTCTGGATATGCTTGCTCAACAACACTCCTAGTGATGCGATACTTAGACTGCAACTCCTTATCTTTTACTAGAGTAACAATCTCTGCTTCATCAGCATGAAGTGATTCAAGAAGTTGAATAAACATTTGCTCACGCTTCATATGTGAGATCTTGTCATTCCCACCTTTAATAAAATTATAAAGCATCTTCCATTCATGGGCAAGTCTTGTATGTCCTGGTGTTCCTGCAGGTGCTTCATTTTTTCTATAAGGAACTTCACCAGGTGGAAGAATAGTTTCAATTCCTTTATCAAAATTCCAAATCAAAAGTGATTTGATATGATTACTTCTGTGTTCTTGTAAGATTTCAATCTTTCGTTCTATAGTTTTACCGCCGTGTGCAGCTTTAAAAACTTCAGAAACTAAAGGGTTATTTGGTAGTTTTGTCATAATTAGTCATCAAATTCGTCTAAGTGTTCTGTGTTACCTTCAAACCTGAAAGCAATAATTTCGTCTGGAAGTGGGTTGCCATTAGCGTCAAACATTTCAGGATGTGAATACTGTGGCGTAACATCTTGTAAATATTGTCTGACCAAATATCCAATAACAACTCCAAAACCTAATGTCAACAGGCAACATAAAGTTGCTAAACAAATAATAGCTGCTAACATTTTTGTTCTCCTAGGATTACCGTTCTCTTATCTCTAAGCAAATGGTAAATTCCTTATTTGTAAAAGGAAGAAACCATTTCCAAATCTTATGATTTTTATTTTTGGTTTCTTACTCCTAAGTAGAAGTTATACATCTTTATTTATTGTATAATTCAAAAGAGGTTCTGTTCTTTCAAGTATTTTACTGTGTCTGTGCATCCTCCAACATGTTTATCATCCAATATTACTTGAGGAAAAGTAGATCCATTTCCAAATTTTGCATAAAATTGATCTCTGATAAAATCTTTTCCATACACATATTCTATGTACTCAATATTACAATGAAATAGTATGGTTTTTACTTTTTCACAATATGGACATTCTAGTTTGCTATAAACTATTGCTTTCATTGATCTTTTTATATTTTATATGTTTCATGGTATAAATGGTATCGCCTGAGATTCAGGAAGCCATACTTGTTGTTGAAGTTCAACTGGTGGTAACTTTTCCTTTACAGCAGGAAGACCTAATTGCCCAGGAAGTTGTTTATCAGTTGTAGCAGTAACATCAATTATTTGATCTAAAATAAACCTATCACGAGTATAAATCCTTTTACCAGGATCAAGTTCAACCATCATAATAGCATCCTTTTCTTCTCCACATTCGCAAATTTTTCTTCCTGTTCTAATGTTAGTAACAGTAAGTCGTTCAAAATTATTGAGCATAAAAAAGGAGGATGTTACTGCTCCTATTATATTACAGAACTTTATGTTTGTCAACTAGTGTAATCAGTTGATTATACTCCTTGAAGATGTGCAGCAGCCTTATATGCTGGATCTCCTGCCTGTAATCTTTTCCACGCTTCAGTACCTCCTTTTTGATCCACACGAGTTACAATCTTTCTTGTATCTATAGGTTCAATTGGTGCTACTCCTGAAGGTCTGTAAGTTGCCTCAACAATACTTTCTCTCCAATCTTCACTCATATTTGCCATAATAGAGATTGCTGCTTGCTCAGTATCAGCATAACCTTCATCAAGAAGGTGTGAAAGGATGATGTCGTAGAGATCATACTCCATATTAAGTTTCGTTCTCTCATTAGGAGTTAGAGCAACACGAGCTCTCTGATTACCTCTTGCTGCTTGCTTTGCTTTTACAGCAGGATCACTTGATTGATGAGCATATC